CGTTGTTAAAGAACTAAGTGCTCCAACATCAACCAACTGACCGGTGTTTGTAATTACTTCTCTAGTAGGTGTTCCACTACTATCTACTCCTGTACCCGCAGTCAGACCATGCCTGACATGAAAATGTTTCTTTGATGCCATAGGTTCACTTTCCCCTGTGCCAAATTGTAATATCTATCTAAGACTTTAAACAATAATTGGCTCAAGAGATAACCGCAGTTCTCATCACTTTTATTTCAATCTGGCCTTCAGTAGCTTCGTATCTTTGAAAAGTTATGTCAATATTAGAACCGTTAATACTACCAGAAAAATCGCCCAATCTTTCATTTAGTGTAGAAGCAGTACCATAGTCTACAATATCTACGTCTGTGCCATTATGGATTACAAGTAGTTCTGTTACTTGGAAATTAGAAGTTATACCAAAACCAGTTAAACTTAATTGAACAAAAAACTTAGCTGATCTATACGTAGAAGGAAAAGAATCTACAGTTATTGCACTAACGCCACCAAGAGCCTGTTCAGAAGTTGTTACTTTAGTTTGAGTTTTACTTTCTGTACTATTTCCGTCCCAAAGGAACTCGTAAGCTCCAAACTTAATCTCATCAGCTAGCTGAAACTCAATTTCTCCGTCTTGAGCGGCAACTGTTTGGAAATTGTCCGTGTTAATTCTGTATGCAACTGCATTATCTCCAGTAGCACCAATCCACATGTACCCTTCTTCTAGCTGAACGGTATTGTGTATATCTGGATGGTTTACAAATATTTTTCCTTCGCTGCCATCTTCTTTAAATAGAACACCAATTGGTTGTCTTATACCTTGTGCTTCTGTTGGAGGAGTAAAAGTCAGACCGCCGTTTTCTGCGACATAAACCACTTTGCCACTATCATCAGTACCAGGAATCTGGTCTCCGATAGAAGTAGTATCTAGTAGATTAACTTCGCCAAGAACCGTTACGGATCCGTATCCATTACCTACAATTGCAGAATCAGCAATACCTATTGCGTTCATTGACCCAGAGCTAGAAGCTGCTGACGGCCCAACAATTGTGTATCCCTTTATAGGATCGGTGCCAGCAAAATACACCGGCGCCCCCTGCGCTATAGGTGATCCTGTAGCATTTTTAACATCTAACTTAATTGCTCTAGAGGTAGCCTCTGAAACTATGTTATTTGCTCTTGCGTATACTCTTACATTTCCATTTAAAGAATTTCTGTATACGTCCCATTTACCCTCGGCTATTTGAGAAGAATTTGGTACGTCAGCAATCTCTTTTAACTTAAAGTTTCCAGACTGAAGTACATTATAAGCCTGGTCTAAAATCAGCCTAGGAGAGTATCTAATTCTAACGTTACCAGTTGCAAGTACATTTTGCGAACCATCATAGAGCTTAAACGTATTTAAGCTAGCTTCGGCAATTGTGTAATTACCCTGGGTCACCCCACTAGGAGTAGTTCCATCATTTAAATACTGCTCTACAAAAATTTCTTCTCCGTTAAATAATCCGTGGTCGTTGTATGTAAATACTGTTTCTCCTGTTCCTGCCGCCGAATCTGTTTGAAATAAAGAGGTAGTTTCTGAATTTATTACAACAGAGTCAGAAGTTACGTCAATATCAGAAGAGTCAATTGTTAGATTATTTGCATTAAGCAATACTCCAGTTGCAAAGTTATGCTCGTCGTTAATAACTAGAGTATTTGCTTTTGTAGCATCGGTTTCATCATCACTAGGAATATTAGTGGCGTATCCTCTTAGCGCTGACTTATTGTTAATTTTTAATTGGTTTCGGTCTGTATGAATATAATCAGAGCCGTCTGTTCCATTTTTGAACTGATCTAAGTAATCGTCTATAAGAGCAAATCTAAATCTCCCTATTTCGATCCAGCCCCCCGCACCACTATTAATAAATTTATTAAAAATAAATAGATGAGCGTCTTCTTCTTGGGTAGATCCTTCTACCGCAGGAATAATTCTTTTAATCCAAATTTCTCCGTGAGATAAATCTTGATACCCAGTGTTTAATAAGCTAGGATCAGGAGCAGAATCAGAATAAAATACACCTCCTACTTTTCTTACACGATCTTGATTATCTTTTATATATAAAGATACATCATTTTCGTTATAATTTACAGCAATTTCTCCGAATTGAATATCGGTAGTTAATGGCCTTTTATGTAAAACAGGAGACCGTCTGTGAAGAATTACGTCTCTTGGAGAAGTTGAGGTTGAAGTTGGCATTTTAATACTCTAATGCGTCTACTAAATAATTTTCATCGGATTCTTGTAAAACGTCATCTATTGTAGAGACGATGAACGTTTCCATGTATAACTTATTAACTGCGTCAAATCTATCAACAGGTGCGGCTACATTTGCGATTCTTCTAGAACTAGTATCTATAGCAACTTCGCCTTCGCTTACATTCTCTCCTACTGTCATAAGATTTGTAAACTTAGATTTACCATCCGCGTAAATACCCGCAAGATAGTCAGTAGATGAGTTTTCCCATCTCTGCACTTCTGTTGCAGCATTGTTATTTGAAGACTTAACTAATAAGCTGACAGACAAAGTGGGAGAAGACGGATCGATTGTAACTTCATCTATAGAGTCTGGAGTTAAAGATACATAACCCGTTAAAGTTAAGTTTGTTAGCAGAGTATCTACTTCGCTTCTGGTGTAAAGAGAGGTTCTTTGATAGTAATTTTCTGCTAAGTTTAAAAGAGTTTCTGCTCTTAAAGTAGATATTTGAGTACTTACAGAAGTCGCTGTTGCATAAGAAGAAAGATTTAAAGCAGATAATAACTGATCAACTTGCGAATTTGTATATAGGCTAGTTTGTGGATATACATCAGCCTTTTCTGCTTTTGACTTAAGATATTTATCTATTTCTCTCTTAGTATAAAAATCTCTTGGATTTATATTAACAGAGCTAGGTCCTCCGTCTCTAAAGACATTTGGTTGAGGAGCGTTTACAGGAGAGGACGTTACGTGGGGTCTAGGAGCAGAGATTATCTCGCCGCTTCCAGTAGAACAGGAGCCACTTCCGCCACCAAATACATTTGCCATATTCTACTTTAAACTTAAGAGCATATGTTATAACCGGATTCTTCGTCAGAATCGCCGTTATTATCTTCTAACGCGTCTATTTCCGCCTGCGTTAGCACTCTTCTTGGAAGTTGCTTAGCTTTTTCATCTAAAGTTAAATTATCTCCACTACAAATACTATTTCCCTCTAAGTTATAGTACGGAATAGGTTGCTCTACATAATGTCCTTCAGAGCCAATTTCTACAAACTGATAGTTGGGGAGCCCTCTCTTTGACTGAAGCTCTAGGCACTTATTTTGTCCTGTTTTTACGCAATAAATTTTTTCCCAGAAAGGACCAAATTTTTTGATATGTATTGTCTCAGGGGACGGAATAGCATCTGGATCCGAATCTCCTAAATTACCACCTATTGTATAGGTAAAAGTATCTTGGTCTATAACAGAACTTACAGTGTACTCTCTAAAAATAACAGAGTGATCTATTATAGAAGCTGGTTGTTCTGTAGTTTCATATAAAATAGCAACGTTTATTGTATCGTTTTGCTTATAAGGATGTCCCGGCTGTTTTACTGTTATAACGTTTGTTCCGTTTGCTGTCCAAGTTCCTTCAAAGTCGTAATATAAAGAAAAGTTTTTAAAAATATCAAAATTCTCTTTATCCGCCGGCAATGGTCTTACGTTTAAATACAAACAAATAGTATCTTTACAGTTTGAGTCTACTATTGCATAGTCTCCTTCTCTATAGAAATATTCCTTTCTTATTCTTGCCTCGTTCCAAATATCTGAGCCGTTATCTGCCAGACAATCTAGGTCTGCTTCGGATAATTTTTGCCAACAATTATCGCCAGTTTTATACGAATAAAAAGAATCTTGTATTTTCTTTATTCCTTCTTCTATATTACATGCTTCTTTACTTTGTTGAAAAAGCTGCCTTTGCCACTCTGAGTCAAATTCTTCCCACTTTTCAAAGAATAAAGAAACAGTGTAGTAGTTATATCTTTCTAAAAGTTCAGGTATAGTTGGAAGGCCAAAAGGTTCTGGTAATTCAATACTGCATACCTTAGACCACTTTGAACGGTCAAACGGGCCAGTTATAGACGAAATGTTTTCTGTAGCTTCGTATAAAGAAATAACGTATCCGTCATCTTCTATATAAAGAACCCGGTCTCCTATTGCATAAGAGATAAGCTCTTTATATACAGATACGCTCCACTTATCGTTTGTATTTACGTAATCTAAATTAACAGTGGATGCTTTTATTTCCCAAGGAAAATAGATATCTCCCCAATTTCTGTATAGACCTTTTTGATCATTATAGAATTCGTAAGTGTCTAAAAGTTGCTGCAAAGTCATGCCGCACGTGTTTACTTCGCGCGAGCAAGACTTATCAACTAGACTTAAAGATACCGGTCTTTCCCCGTTAGCAATAAGATTTGCATTAAATTCATCCCAGTCCTCCTGTTGCTTTTCATCCAGAATTAGTTCTGAAGAAACACAGCCTTTAAAAAATAAATTGGAGGTTGACATACCTCAACCCTCCTATAATGAATCAGTTATATGTGAATGTATCCATTACAAATGTAAGCTCTAAGGTAGAGACATTTGTAGAAGCTCTGTCGGCCTGACCAAAGTTAAGCGAAGTAATCTGAGCATCAGGTACTGTAATTGTTCTATTACCAAGAGGAGAAGGGTCCTCGCCGCAAGTAACAGGAGTTACAGTTAGAGTTACAAAGGAACAATCATAAGTCTTCCAGAAGTCAACGATGTCAGCGTGCTTCTCAGGGTCAAATGGAGTAGAGATGGTTACTTCAGCAAGAGTACGTGGTCCTTTGAGCTGGAAAATACGGCCTCTTGTACCGTCAGCATACTGAGTGGTTCCAGAAGTGTCTCTGATACCGGAGAAGGTTGTAAAGTAATGATTGGTAAAACCAGAGCACTGAATCCAATACTGTGCTTGGGTAATGGGCTTATATTTTAGCATAGTAGATTACGTATATGCAATATTTCTAAATTATATTTAAACTAGATGGATTATTGGAAATAAGGATCGAACCAGCGCCAGTATCCTTTAGATTCTGGGTCTAATGTAATAGCCTCTCGATGCACTGCGTATCTATTAAGCCTAAATGATCTGTTGTATATCTCAACTAACTCTTTAGAATCACATTCTGATAAGCCTTCTTGTTCAATCAAACTCTTCATTTTCTGAACACCTTCTTCACAAGCAGATTTTACTCCGGCCGCTTCAGGAGGAATTCTACGAAGATTTCTAACTTCTTCTAAGAGGCGTTCAACAACAAATATAATTTCCCCAGGCGAAGTAAATTCATCAATTTTAAGCTTAGAAATCTGCATTTCGTTACCAGTGGAATCAGAGACAATTCTTTGGAAACCAACGTCATCAAGATCTCCTTTGAACTTAGCAGCAATCTCTTGAGACATTTTTTGCTTATCAGAGGCCTCTTCAAAGTCAAAGAGCTTCATAAGCTCTGTTCCAAACTCTAAGTCTTCTGCCATAGGAGCTTCTTCTTCTCCTTCTGGAGGCATTCCGCCCTCCATAGGAGGCATCATTCCTCCCATCATTCCGCCTTCGGGCATATCTTGCTTGATCAAAGAAGGAATATTAAGCTTCTCTCTAAGCCAATCTACGTCTTCTACCTGGTATCCAAGAGCTCCTAATTGAGAAAGAACCTGAACCATACGCACGGGATCCTCTCGTTGCTTAAGATCTTCAAAGTTACGAACTAATCTTGGCGGAGTTTTACCTGGATAGTTAAGTTCTACTATCCATCGGACCAACGTAGAGTTAATTGTTTCGTCAAGCTCTTCAGAGAAAGCTTTAGCCTTCCTCATTCTTACAGAGTCGGCGATTTGATCGCGCGCAAATGAGCCCACACTACCAGTTTCTTGGCCAACAGTAGTCTCGCCGTTAATTACAAAACTGATTTGTTGATCAATATAAGTAATTAATTGGTTGTAAAGTTCTGGTCTTCCGTTGCTTTCTAACCATTGAATATCCATTTCGTCGGGGATAACAACAGCTGTCTCTTGCCCTAATTTTTGTAGCGCACTAAATAAAGAATTAACTTCTTCTTCTGGGGTGCCTAGGCTAAATTTACCAATAGCAGTAGGTGTTGTATGCTTATCAGAGTACTGAAGCCAGAAATTAAGTAATGTTCTTCTAAACTCTACAAGAGGATAGAGTTGACGTCCGAGGCCAGAACCATGGACATCCATAAAGTTGCTATAAGACCAGTGGCGATGAAGAATCATCGAACGAAGAGGAATGCCCATACCCTCTACAGGAGAGAACATAGTAATGAGCCTAGGGCTTACTGTTCCGTCTTCGTTGAGTCTAAATAAGAAACGTCTTGGGTCTCTAATCTTAATCTCAGATGGTACAATATACTTGCCTTGTCTCATCCAGCAGATCTCTCCGATGGACATACCAAGAACAATAGACTCACACATACCTCTTATAAAGGTATCAAATCCGGCATTTGAGGATACTAAGGACTCTTTTCCGTAAGATTGTCTTGTATTGCTTCCCATGCGATTAATTACCTGTCGCACGAATTCTGCAATCTCCTCATCCTCGGCTCTATTAGAGGAAGGGTAAACTTCCCAGGGTCTTTGGATGATCTCACCTATTAGCTTTTCCCAAGCAGCAAGAATTTGGCTGTCGTTAAACAGCCTCATGTACTTCTCAATTGCTCGAGGGCCGCCTCCTCCTTCTTCTAGGAGAATATCGTCTCTTCGAGGAAGCACGACCCCACTAGTAAGGTACGGCGCTCCTGAGTAGGAATACGGATCTGATTTATATCCCGCTAAGTTTCCTTGAGAAGTACCCAGGGAAAAGTAACGATCGAAAAACCCAGATTTAATATGCCTTTGGGGATTTTCAGAGGTCATTAAAACAACACATTATTCTTCACTATCTTTAAACTCAGTTGTCTCAGTTACCTTTGTAAGATC